TTTTAATATTATCATAACCAAAATATGGAGCGGCCAAGATTTGTTTTACTTCACCACCACAATTAGGACTTGCTTGAATTTGTCCAAGAACGATTTGTTCACAAGGTGATTCGGTTGGAATTTTTCTATCAGCTATTTTTAAATCTTCTTCGAAAGCGTGTCCACATTTTTCACACTTATAATCATACGTTGGCATCTTCTATAATCCAGCTTGGGGGTGTTCGTGTTGCTCCATCTGGTGTACTCCAATTAGCATCATTATTTTTACACCAATGTCTATAATAGTTTCTATATCCCGCAATGATATTTTGCAGGTCATCTTCTAAACCTTCTTGTACATAGGACGTATCAATATTTTGGGGGGGAGAATTAAGATCACCTTCAATTATATTATTTGGGATATGACTTAACTTATTATAAAACTTATTCCACGAATCATGTATTTCATCAAACCGATACCAATATTCTTTATTGAGCCAAAACCAAACATCATGTAACCATTGATAATTATCCTTTGTATCTTTAGCCCAAGCTGTTGATGTTTCCATTTGGATAAGCGGAAAGCCTGGATCTAAATCATTAAGGTCTTTAAGTATTGAACCTTCAGGATCTAAGAGATGATGAGTATTACATAAAATTTGTGCATATACTGGAATCATCTCTTTTACGTGATCGTCACAATGTGCGTAAGCACACATTTTTGGATCGGAATCCAAAACAAATATATTCATCATGTTACAATCTCAATGTGCGTGGCCTATAAAAAATATGTGTATCAATTTTTGCTGTTTTATGTTTTCTACCTGCCCATCTTGGAGCGGCAATATAATCGGCGTGGTAGTTAAGAGCTCCATCTGTAATGTCAGGTAATTCATCTTGTCTTAAGAGAACATATTTTGCTAACTCTTGAGTGTCGGCCCATAATTTTGTGTTTTTTCTTGGCTCATCACCCTTACCATCACAATACCAACTAAATTGACAACGATCTCTTACTGGTAATTGTAGACCATTACTTGCTGTATAATGTAGGCCTTCATAAACTACTCCACAAACTGTATTTGGATAATACTTGGAGTTTACCCTATTTAATGTTACTTGTGCAACGGCTAATTTTCCTGCAGTACTTTCTATTGCAGCTTCAAAAAATATATTCTTTGCCATACACAAAAGTTCTTTCTCATCAACTAAAAGATTTTTAGTTATTACATTATCTGCTATTTCAACCAATCCATCTATTGTAGTATTTTGTGGATGAAACCAAAGGAAGTCTCCTCTGAATGATCCAGAACTTCCTACTGGGGAAGCTACAAAAGTACTAACAATGAGAACAAAAAGAAATAAAAGATATTTCTGCATATTCCTCGTTTTCTTTGGGTTAACGTTCCTAAAACTTCGGTCTGTTTCTTTTAGGACCTCGTACAACAACTTCATTGCCTGAACCTAGTTGCGAACTTTTAATAAAAGCTGTAATGTCAAAATCTGATTCTAAAATATCAGGACCTAAAGGCCCTCGAAATTTTTTAGCTGACTTATCATAATCTAAAGTTATCACGGCATTTAATGGTTCAACAAATCTTGCTGTTACGGAACGTGGTAGAGCTGAAGTTTTATCATAATCAATCCGCCGTAGTTCGGCTTCTTTGGTAGTTTCAACGCCTTCAGATATACGCTTAAATTTAACTATTCGGTTTTCAAATTTGTTTATATTAATCATTTACTCTATGGTAATATTTCTGGAAAAGTGTCTTTGACTAGTTTATAGGTTAAACCTCTAAACTTTAATTTTTTATCTTTAATTTGAATTACAACATCAGCCTCTTTAGGATGTAAACTTTCTAACATAGAAACAAAAAGTTGCTCTCTTCGTAATTGAGTAAGTCCATCATGGCCCCCTTCAATGTATAGATAAAATTTTCTAATATTGGGATATAGATATGTGGGATTGTACTCATCAGGAGAACCAATCGTTTTATACGGTGGTGCACCAGAAGGTAGAGCAAATTTTATATCTGGATGAAAGGCATATTTTAATAAGTCCTTTAGAGGATTTGATTCGTTTTCCAATAGAACTTTTTTTCTAGCTCCAAAGGAATTTGCAGCAGCTACATCTTCAAATATTAATGGAATACTTCGTACAGCCATAAATTAAAACTCCGTTAAATTTTCTGTTAAGTTCTTTAATCTATGATTTATGAAATATGTAAGAAGTCTCTTACGATCACCAACTGCGGTTGTTTCGAATTGTTCTGTTATATTTATACGAATTGACTCAGGTACTTCACTTAGATCAATTAACTGTTTGTTTCTATTATAGTTTCTTAACATTTCAGCATCACAATACATGTCTGGATCTAAATCATACCACGCATCTACCTTCTTCTTGGTTATTGGTTTCTGGCGCCGTCCTTCATCAATAAAAACATTATCATCAGACATAATATTTGGTACACCATCTCCAACATCACCTTTTATAAGTTTTTCATGAAGTGACCATTTAGAATCTCCTTCAACAAACTTCTTTTGCATAGGAGAATATTGTCTAACATTAAAGTGATGAAGTTGAACAAAATCTTTATCACTTGACAAAATCAATGTTCTTTCATTTGCTAGTCCCACCAAGACCGCGATAATATCATCGGCCTCTGCCTTCTCCACTTCAAGTACTTGATATGGAAACCATTCTACCAACTCTTCTTTTAATTGATTCAAACATTCATAAAGATTTTCCCAATCAATTGGGGCGGCCGATCTAGTTTTTTTTCTAGAAGCTTTGTAGTTTGGAAAGATCTCTTTACGCCAAGATTTTCGAGAATCACAACATAAAATCAATTCACCGAATTCACTTACAAACTTAGTTCTATATAGGCGTAATACATTTAATACAGCAGGTCTAATTACATCCATATCTACAGAAGTAAATTTGGATGCTGTCATGTATGAACCAATAAAGATTTGTGAAAAATCAACTAGTTGTGCCATCTTCTATTATCTCAAATTCAGCTTCTTCCTCTACATCCTTTCGGACTGATTCTTTTTGTGCTTTCACTTCAGGAGTGTCTTCTATAGCGTGTAAGAATTGTTGCCATTGTCCACTTCGTAAATCCCAATTATAAAACATATCAAAATAACTACGTTGTATTTTCAATAGATTTTGTACATCATCATCCCAAAAATGTTCAATACCCCTACCTAAAATATGTCCATGTACTTGTGCGTGTTTATCTGGGTCTTCTTCGAAACCATACATCCAGGGAAAGTTTGCCCCTGTTTCTGGTAGTGCACCAAGATTCGGTACTACACATAAACATCCTGCGCTAGCCGCTTCCATCAAAGTGATACAACTTGTTTCCTCATAGATACTTGGATAAGCCATAATATGTTGAGTCTTTAATGCCTCACGGATTTCATCATTTGATACTGTACCATGATAATTAACTCCATCCATATCTTGTGCACGTTTGTATATATGCCGGAATTGTTCATCTAAATGTGGGCGGTCATATAACTTAAAACTAGAATAAATGTTTAACTCTGCATTCAATCCATCCTTGAGATCTTTTCTCATAAATTCCCAGGCATTCAAAAGTAATTCTAATCCTCGATGAGGCGTAGAAAAATAACAAACATTTATCTTACCATCTTCTTTAGGTTTTTCGTGTTCCGGAATAGGGTGAATAGCATTTTGAATTACTACACCTTTGTCATACGGAAATCCAAGATGTGTTTTAAATTGATATTGTTGCCAATGACTAACAAAAACTATTCGTTCAAATTGATTCCAAGTGTCTTTATTTTTTAAATGTTGAACTTCAGGATCACTTGCTAAATCATGTATCCAAAGGATTCGTTGCTTATCAGGATCTAATTTTCTAACTCTTGTCATGATCCATTGAAACTTATCTTTCAGCCCCAGATCTCTCTTCTCTAACTCTTTAAAAAGCCATTTCTGCATAAGTTCTGTACCGCCCATTGCTTTTTTAGAAACCGCGTTTATATTTAAATCATCACTACCATGATCGACAACAAATTCTACATCTTCATCGGGATTAGAGATTGATACTTCTGTTGATTTAACTTCTTTTGGGGGATTTCCTAAAGTATTGGGGCTTTCATCCATGTTCACTGCTTTAACCATAATTCTCCATTAATTAAATTGTATTCATTATTATATAGTAATACCACAGGAGTATGTAGTGAGAGAACGGTTTCGATTGTACCTAGCTGGTTGAACTAGGAGGAGAAATTGAAACCTCTACTACCCCTGTGGTATTTTTAATTCTACTTATATTATATCATGTATTATTGATTTGTCAAGTTACTTCATAAACTTACCCAAATCACCTGTAAATTGTTTATCTGTTACTGCACCGATGCTCTTCTTTTTACTTACAATCTTTTCTTGATTCTTCCTTCCAAAGATAGCGGGTGGTTTATAATCCATCCACGTTCCATCCTTAACAAGTTTTTCAAGTTCAGTATAACATTTATCTGAACACACATAAACAGAATCTAATGGATTATTCCACCAATGACCAACATCATGCTTGGGCTTAATATGTGATGTATAACAATAAGAACAAATCATAAGCTAGCTGTAAATTGTTTATCTGTCAATGCAGCTAATTTAGTCGTTGAACGATGGCGTTTAACCATATCCACTACTACATCACCAGATTCCATTTGCTGTGTCCACACTGCTTTAATATCAGGATAAAATACTCCTACACTTCTCTTCGGTGTACCATCTGGATAATAAGCCATAGCAACACATTTAGGAACCACTTTTTTCATTTCATTTTGTCCTG